AGTTATTTAATATAGTAATTTCATTATCTATTTTTTTCATTTTATCTAAAGTTTGCCGAATATATATATTTTTATCCTTTTTTTCTAAACTATTTAAATATTCTAAAAGTTTTAGAAGCGCTTCATTTTGTTTGTTTTTAAAGGTTAATGTATATTCAAATTCTTTCTTTCTTATATTTAATAATTTTTCAAGTGTCTTTCTTTTAGTTTCATCATAGTTAGGCAAGTTATGTTTTAATTCTTTATATTCATTAATAAATTCTTCTTTGTCATTAACAATATGTGTAATTAAATCTTTTACTTTGTTATCATAAATCGCAATATTTTCTCCTAAACTTTTTACCATAATGTTATATATGTTTAATTTATAACATTATAAAATATTATTAAATATTATTAAATATCATAAAAAATATTATAAAAATAATATTAAATATTTTATCTCAAACTAGTATTATAATAAGTTTGTAATTGTGAATTGGATAATCCTATTCTTTGATCTTGAGTTAAATAATTATTTGCTGTAGTATCATAGTCACAATTAGGTTCCCATTCGCAAAAAACATAATCCGTAAGTTGATTGCTTACATTTACCATGTTTGTTTCGGAGTCCCAGTTATAATTAACATTATATAATGGTTCACATTTGTTATTGGTTGGATTAATTTTACATTTTGAACAATTAGCGAAATTTTCTAATGTATCATTAGTATTAGTATTATTATAGAAATATAATACATAAATACTTGAAATCACTATAAATCCTATAACAAAAATTTTGAATAAATTTTTTAAATCTGTATTATTTTTCATATTATATATGTTATTCTTCTATAATATACTAATATTTTTATAAATTTTTTTATTTTATAAATTTTTAATATACTAAATACTAAATACTAAATACTAAATACTAAATACTAAATAATAAATACTAAATACTAAATACTAAATAAAAAGCAAAAATTAGAAGTTTAAAGTATATTATTTTAAATATTTTATATTTATATATAAACTATGGATAAAACAATTGAAACACAATTACAAAGAATTAAAAGTATATTAGAACCATTAATAAAAAGCAAACAAGCAAAATATAAAGCACTTGAAGAGTTAAAAATAAGAATAGAAGAAATAAGACAAGAAAGAATTAAAAAATTTACAGATAAAATAGCAAGTACTAAAATAAGCAATGCTTATAAATCTAAACTTCAACTAGTTGACGAAAATAAAGCCATCTCCGATGTTTTATGTGAAATTAGTTCAATACGAGATATATATAGAAAGAAAATAGATGATTTATTAACAAGTCATGGAACGCCCAAAAAACTAAGTAATTTATATTTTTACTTTTGTAAATTTGGAAATAAAATATTAGGTTATTCGCCTGTATCAAAAATACCTTCTATAATAGAAGAAATAGTTGGTTGTGTATTTGTTAATACAAGTTTTGCTTCAACAAACTTTGACGGTATAACATTTAGACAATCTAAATTTTTAAATGTGAATAAAGATAATCCAATATTAAAACGATCCCCATCTTATAAAACAACAAAAACTCAATACAATTTTAATACAGATGACTTCAAGTTTCAAAATGTAAGATTAATTGAATCTCGATTTATAGATTGTGAGTTCTTTAATATTGATTTTGCATCTAGTAAATTTTTTGATTCTACTAAAGTTGAAATTAATAATATTTTACCTACATTTAAAAATTGTAATTTTAATGGTGGTTCCATTTTTCACGATAGAAGTTTTGGCCCTGTATATAAATATGTAAATCCACCACTTAGCAAATATAATATGAAATATTATACGCTATTTGATTTAGCTAAATTGCCTGCTAGTAATAAACATTTAATGATAAAACCAGATGGTTCATTAATGACCCCGCTTGAAGAAACATCACATCCTGCCGAAATAGTTTTTGAAGATTGTAAATTTACTAAAACAACTATAAATTATGATAAACTTACTATGCCAGGTAATAGAAATATTATGTTTATAAATTGTGTTTTTAATTCAAATATGTTTGTAAAAGAAAATTTTAATTGTTATCATTTTCGCAAATGCTCTTTTAATAATGTTTCATTTATTGAATGTACGTTTGCTTATAGTTATTTTGAAGAATGCACTTTTAAAGATACATTATTTAGAAGAGGATCATTTACTAAAGGTGGAGCTATAAGATTTACCAAATGTAAATTATTGGATTGTAAATTTATACTAGTAACTTTTAATCAACTAGGTTATAAAAACACATTAGTATTTGATAGTAATAATGTTATTAATAAATGTATTTTCCAAAGTTGTAATTTATTCAGTTTTAAATTCAATAATGATTCACTATATAATATTCCCGACACAACACTTCTAAATATGAAACAAAGTGAGTTTATAAGTTGTAAATTATTTAGTGTTAATTTTAATAATTGCGACTTAGAAGGAAGTAAATTTGAACCACGACTAAATGGCAATGGTACTGCCCTCATTAATATGATTAATTGGTTTGGAAACATATTTCTTATATTTGATAATATGCCTTTTCCTTATGGAGAAAATAAAACTCGTGAGTTTGAAGTATTGTGTAATGTTAATAATCCAAATGGATTTAATCTTTTTTTAGAAGAATTCCAAGGTCATAAACTTGCTATAAAAAAACACGCTTCAGGATATAGTGATCTCTTTGTTCTTATGGAATATAGCGATTATGTTGCTTTAAATATTGATGTTAGAAACTTTAAAAAACCCGAATATAATATAAATCCATATGATTATTTTACAATAACTGATGACACAACACAAGAGACTTCATATATTTATATTGTTCAAGAAACATACATGTTTAATACTAATATTAAAAATTGTAATTTTTTTCAAGTCGAGGGATTTGAAACCTTTGATTTTACTCGAGTAAAACAAAACGCAGAAGGCAAACCAGATATAACTGCGTGTAATTTCACAGGTGTAAATTTCTTAAATGCTAACTTTAATGGTTGTAAAATGCTTGGAACAATTTTTGATGTTGCCGATGTGACAGGGGTAGATTTTAGAAATGTTGTTGTAAATGAAAATACTACATTTGGAAATACGCTTAATACAGACCAAGTATTAGGACAAATTCAAAGAGATGATGGATCAGTATATATAGAAGGAACTTTGAATTTAAGTACCGGACGCGAATTTCAATTTTCAGAAATGCAGCAGCGCGCAAACGAAACTCACGCACGCATTGCTTTTGTTATTGAAAATAAAGAAAAATTATTTGAGGCACTTGAAAGCACAGGCATTCCTATTGATGACGATAATTTTAAAGAAACTATGAAAGAATTTTTAATAGCAAGTCACGGAGGCAAAAGCGAATATGTTAATTATGTAATTATTACAAAAACCGGAGAAACTATTGTTGATTTTTTAAACCATTTAATAGTTATTTATAACAAAATATTAAGCACACGAACAGATTTACCAAATGATGAAGACAAAGAATATATTAGATACTACTTTCCCTTGGCATTAACAAATTATTTTTCATATAAATTAAAACTTGATAGCACAGAAAAAAAAGAATTATTAGATAATTTATCTAGAGCAGTTAGCAATGACTTTATGGACCATTTTGTTAAATTTAAAACACATGTAAGCAGTCATTGGTGTTTCTTACAATTAGTAACTCAATCATTAAAATTACTAGTTTCATGCACAGACTTATATATATATAATTTTCTGGAATATTATTTTAATGAGATTTTTAATGCTCATGCCCAAGGATCGCCAAGTTGTCCTTTAGGTATGGTTGAACGATGGATTACTATTCACTCACAAGTAATGGAAGCTTACTTGATGTTAATTAAAAAAAAGAGTACTGAGTTAAAAGAATTGGATACTAGCAAAATTAACAAACTCAGAAGTTATTCCAGAAAAAATATTAACGATCCGAAAATTACAAAAGAATATATTAACGAATTTAATAATTCAGAAAGCAAAGAAAAATTACATAATAAATATGTTTTTCATAAATTTATAAATATTTTAAAACCGCATTCATATTTACCAGAAAATTTAGAAGCAGATATTGAATTTGATTTAGATTATAATATTAGCATAGAAATGAGTAGGCAATGTAATAGACTTATAAAAAATAAAATAGACGATGGGTCAATAACAACATTACAACAAATATATGAAGCTTATATTGATATAATGTGTAAACTAATTATTGCTAATAATAAAATAACACAAGAACAAATTGATAAATTAGAAGCAGATACTAGACCTATAGTTAAAAAAGCATATACTGAGAAACGCGATGCTTTATATACAAAAATCAGAGAAGATGAAGCAAAAAACTATATAATAGTTTTGTGTATGATGGTTGATTTAAAATTTGATGAAAAAACTCTTGACTTAGACAATCTGGCTCAAACCGAAGAAAAATTAACAATGAAAGAGTTAGTTGACTATTTTGATGAAACAACTATGGGTGGAAAAAGAAGAAAGAAAAATACAAGAAATATTAGAAAAACAAAAAAAATAAGAAAAATTAATAAACTTATAAAAGGGGGTCTTGCGCCTAGAGTAACTTTATCACGCAAATCATCTTCCTCACCTAAATTATCTTCATCACCTAAATTATCTTCCTCACCTAAATTATCTTCATCACCTAAATCATCTTCCTCACCTAAATCATCTTCCTCGCCTAAATTATACAATTTAATCGAACAACTAATAATAAATAAATTGAAATCATTAAGTTTAGAAGAATTCATAACTATAAATGTTATGCCTTTAGATGAAGAACCTTTAAATATATTTGATAATAATAGAACCTCTAAGTCATTAACTAGAAAGCGAACTATGTCAATACCAAATCTAGTTGCACAATCAAAAGTAGAAAGAACTTTGTCTAAACGAAGCAAATCATTAGGATCTTTAATAAAATCTAATGGTGCTTATTCTTCTAATTTTAATTCTGTTTATAGTTATGTTTATAGTTCTATTTCTATTAGTCTTAAAAACGCAAATATTGAAAATAAATATTATATAGATTTTATAAGACAAAGACACGCTAAAATAGGCAAAAATCATAAAAAAATATTAGATATCTTGGACTTGGATTTAAATAGTGACATTGGTGACATAAGATTAAAAGAGAAAGTAATTAACACACCTAAAAGATTAAGCGGAACATTAAAGAAGAAATAAATTAGTAAAAGTTATAGTCCCACAAGTATTATGGCATTTTAAAATTGATTACGTATAATTAATTATTAAATATTAAATTATAAAATATAAGTATTTTAAATTATAAAATGAGTCAAATGAGTCAAATTGCTATGGTTAAAAATCAAAATATATTTAATAAAACTTTTATATTCAAGTTGGTTGACTATAGTTTTGGAAATTTGCCTTCACAAATGATTATCGAAATTTTTAAAGATGGACGTCCATTTTCGCATTTTATAGAAAAATGGTTATCACTTAATTTTGAATTAATTCACATTGGGGGTTGTAAAGCATATGATTTTGTAGATGAAAATGATGAAAACACTAAATATGACCAAAAAACATTCACATTGCGAGGATGTAAATTTATGCCTTCAAATATGATTGGTGAAGGAAGAAAATTTGACAAAGAAATTTTTGAAACAAAAGCGCAAAATTTAAATTATATTATTGTTAGTAATGTAAATTTTCCTGAAATAAAAATTAAATTTGTTAAAGGAACAGATTTAATTATTACTTATCCAAATGGAACTATTCCATCAAAGGATTTTATTAAATTCTTTAATTAATTCTTGCTTTCCTATAGATTTAGGACCGACCGTATTATTGGAATCATAAACAATTGATTTTAATAAGTCAAGATTTTTAGCTAAATCATTAGCATTTGTAAATCTAATAAAATAATGTGATTGGACACTTTTATTACTACTATTTACATCAATAGTTCCAGCATTAACACCTACACGACGAAATGAAATACATGGATTATCTGTTTTTTTAACAAATATAAAATTATGCGGTTCTAATTTTTCTGTAACCTCTCTAGCATATGTTTTATTTATCCATATTTGAAATATACACGGAACATCGTGCTCTTTAGTATTTACTAAGAACGATTTTTCTGGCAAATCTATTTCACAAAGCAAATGAAAATTTGGTGGAAATGTTTTTTTTAAACTATCTTTTTTGAAACTTCTTGGCAAAATAAATGATATGCTACTACAAAATTCGCAAGATTTTTTTATAAATTTTATTGCTAAGGAAGATTGACGACCAAATGGAGGATTACCTAATATGTGTATTTTTTTAGTATTAGTATTAGTATTAGTATTAGTATTATAAAGCAAATAATCTTGCTTTATAATTTCTTCGTGTTCAGGTTCTAAATCATAAAATTCATAGTTACATTTTAAAGATTTAATAGCATCAATAAACGCACCATTACCAGCGCTAGGTTCTATAATTAAATCATCATTGTTGGGTGCTACATATTCTTTAAATAATTCTATAATATAATCTACTATTTTTTTTTTTGTATAAAATTTATCAATAACATCTCTCTTTAATCCTTTTGTTTGCTTTGTTTCCATAATATAAATTATAATAGTTTATTATTATAATAGTTTTTTTATAATAATAAAAATTTATATCAATTTTTATTATTTTTGTTTATTTTTGCTATTTTTGCTATTTTTGCTAATTTTGCTAATTTTGCTAATAACTTATAATAAATGTGAATTATATTGATTATTTACCATAATAAATTTAGTATTGTTTGCCAATTCTTCTAAATTAGCACTATTTGTATAGGTACACACACTTCTTAGTCCACCTAAGAAATTTTCAACAGTATTTTTTAACGCACCTTTATAAGCAACTTTGAGTTCGCGCCCTTCAGAACTTCTATAATTAGTATTGTTATTTGCAGCATAATTATTTTTCATAGCATAACTTGAACTCATACCATAAAAAAATTTATGCTTTTCTCCTGTTTTTTCATCACTAACAATTTCTCCAGGATTCTCATCGTGTCCGGCAAATGCTCCTCCAATCATTACAAAATCAGCACCGGCTCCAAATGCTTTTGCCAAATCACCTGGACAAGTAATACCTCCGTCACTTAAAATAAAAGCCTTGTTATGTTTATGTTGATCATGTTCATAGCATATTTCAAAATTAATGCGATTACTCTCTTTACATTCTTGAACGCATTCTAAAATACAACTAAGTTGTGGCATACCTACACCGGTTTGAATTCGAGTAGTACACGCACTACCACCACCAATACCTACTTTATGAATATCAATTTCTAAAGCATTTAATAACTCTATTCCTTCCGACGTACATACATTACCTGCTAAAATAATCTTTTCTGGATATTCAATTCTTAATATTTTACAAAAGTCATTAAATTTAGAAATATAACCATTTGCTATATCAACACAAATGAATTTACATTCAAAATTATCTAAAATACGTGTTAAATTGTCATAATCGTCACTACTTATTCCAGTAGAAATCATAAAATAGTCAGGATTTAATTTAGAATCACTATTTTCTTTATTGTAATCTAATAAATCTTGTAACCTATGAAATTTATGAAGAGCAGTAATAATTTTATAAGTGCTTAATACTTTATATACATCCAATGTTCCAATAGTTGTCATATTGGCTGCTACAATAGGAATACCTCTCCATGTTAGTCCATTTTGAAAAACAATAGTTTTTTCAAGTTCAACGTCTTTTCGGCTATTAATATTTGATTTTTTAGGAAGAATTAAAACATCTTTAAAATCAAGATATTTATCCATAGTGTCAAATTTATACATATAAATATTATCACCCATATTACTTAATTATTTAACAACTATATTTAGTTATGTTTAGATATGTTTATATTTGTTTAAATATTTTCAAAATATTATAATATGTTATATTAATATTGTTACATGACTTCATTTTATCCTATATTTAATGATGATCCAATTTTCGGTGACAAACTAATAAAAAAATCTTGTCCGGCAACGAGCGATATATGTGGTAATCTTCCTGGTGTATCGGTTTTAGATAATTTTATAATTCCAAAATGTAATGATATTAATTTTAAATTTTCATTGAGTCAAGAGGATTCACCAAATGGTTGTTGTGTAGTAGAATCATCCAATAATACTTGTGACACATATATTCCTGACTCTCCGAATTTTACTAGCGAGGATTATGATATGGGTATTCAATTTTTAGATGCCAATAATTTAAATCCAAGAAAAATATGTCATTCGGCACCTATTAGAAAAAGAGTTATGAAAATACAAGATTTTTTTATTGCTATTTCAATAAGTGCTGCTGTAATTTTTTTAACTGCTATAGTTGGTTCTTGTTACGAATTTTGGCTTAAATATGGTGCTGGACTACTTAATAGCGACAATACTAAGTTAACATATGAAAATAAATGTGGTAAATCAATATCTCCAATAGAATATGCTTTTCCTTCATCTATGAATGAGTATCCATATAAAAGTTGTGGAGATGATTCAAAAATGGGGTTCCCTTATTCTATTATTACATATTTTAATGTAAAAAAAAAAGAAACACAAACACATATACAACTACAAAAAGAAGCCGAACATTTTGGATATAAATTTATGAAACTTTATGGACTACCTATTAAATCTTTTTGTTTAAATTTTTTATATACATTATTGTTTTCTAGAAAATGTCTAAATTTTATATTAGTAACTTTATCTGAAGCTTATAAAAATATAGAGCATCCAGCCATCAAAAATATCATATTTTTATTTTTAACAGGTATAGCATTTAGTGTTATAGCCAAGTATAGTGGAATACAAGAATTAAATACTGGTGCTGGTTATATATTATATCTTTTAACACTCGTAATAGTATTTGCTATGATGTTTACAATATTTGCAACTAATTTTGTTTTATATTGGTCTCCTGAGTATTATAATAAGTTTGAAGATAAAGATGAAACTAGTCCTCCTATTTTAAATAAAAATTATTCGCTATTTAGTAATATTTTTTATGATATCAATGCCGAGTCCAAAGACAATAAACTACTTAAAATAGTTCTCAATGTATGTTTGGGATTATTGGCAATATTACCTTTTTTAATTTGTCTTGGAACAGGATTAGTTGGTTCTCTGTTTGGAACATTTTATATGATATTATCATTATTATTTAATATATTTATTATTCCATTGTCAAATGTAGGCAGTTTTTTTAGTATTATTAAAGACCATAAAGATTTATTGACAATATTACTTTGTATTAGTCTAGTATTAGCCTCCGTAGATAATTTTAACTCTACTGCTAGCGGAACTCTTGGTGGTATAGTAGGATTATTAATATTATATAAAATATTTACTGGTATGATATAAAATATTTATTAAGTTAATTATATATAATTATATATAATTTGTAAATAATATAAAACAATATGACAAATTAATTATATTATGGGAAAGAAAAAATCAGGAAACAAAAAGGAACTACCTTTTGTTAGTATATGTACACCAACATTTAATAGACGTCCATTTTGGGAATACGCCATTAAATGTTTTAATCATCAAGATTATCCAAAAGATAAGATGGAGTGGATTATTATAGATGATGGAACAGATAAAATTAAGGATTTAGTATGTAATATTAGTCAAGTTAAGTATTTTGAATATGATGAAAAGATGCCATTAGGAAAAAAAAGAAACTTGATGCATGAAAAATCAATAGGTGACATAATAGTATATATGGATGATGATGACTATTATCCTCCTGAGCGTGTTTCGCACGCAGTTAATATGTTATTAACTCATCCAAATGCTTTATGTGCCGGAGCAAGTGAAATTTACATATGGTTCAAACATATTCAAAAAATGTTTCAATTTGGTCCTTATGGTCCAAATCACGCAACAGCCGGAACATTTGCTTTTAGACGTGAAATGTTGCGCGATCATAAATATGAAGAGCATGCTGCTTTAGCCGAGGAAAAAGCATTTTTAAAGAATTATAGCGTTCCATTTGTTCAACTCGAACCAAAAAAAACAATATTAGTGTTTTCACATATTCATAATACTTTTGATAAAAAAAAATTATTAGAACATGGAGAAAATAATTTTCAAAAGACATCATCGCGAACAGTAGACGAATTTATTAAAGATAAAGACATGAAAGAGTTTTATATGGAAAAAATAGACAATTTATTACAGAATTATGAACCAGGAGATCCTTCCAATAAACCAGATGTGTTAAAACAAATGGTTGAAATTGACGAAGAGCGAAAAAAAATGATGCATCAAAATAATGGGCAAGGACAAGGACAAATTATTTTAAATCAGGATGGCAAGGAGATTGCCTTAACTAATCAGCAAATAGTTCAAATAATTCAATCTCAGCAAGAACAATTACAAAATTTTGAAAAAATATTATTTGAGAAAGACACTTTAATTAAACATTTAATTACTGAATTACATAATTATAAAAAATAGAATAATTATAAAAAATAGAATAAATATAAAAAATAGAATAAATAGAATAAATAGAATAAATAGAATAAAATTATATTCAATATATAATTATATTCAATATATTATTATATTCAACATATATAATA